TGGCTTAAATATACCTCAAGGTATTTATTAATGCAAAACCAAGCGAATCAAACGGGCGGTTGACGCCATAAACCGAACGCGGTCGGCCAGCGCCTGCAACAGACGCCCTGCCCTGCACCGCCACCAGGCCGTCACGGCGCAACTTGTGCAAAACAATGCGGGCCTGGGCCGGGCAAATGCCCGCATGACGAGCTAGCACATCAAAGGTGCCCTGCGCGCCACTGCGCAGAGCTGATATCAAAGCCGAACGGGCATGGCCCATGGGGCGGCCAAGGGGTTGAGAAAACGCAAGCTGGGCGTGAGTGGTCATTCAGTCGCCCCCTTGTCGGCCAATGGTTGACCTTCCCTTGTCAGGGCGGCGCGGCGATCATTAGCCACATGATCCGAATAACTAATGCCCGTTACAGCCAAGAAAACCGAGTCCCGGTACAAGTCGGATGGGTTGCAGCCTGCTTTTCGCGCACGCTCAGCAATGAGGTCGTGCATTTGGGGGGTGAGTGTGAATTTGGCCTCTTCGGTCAGTTTTCCGATGTGAAGTGCTTCCATGGTTCAAGCCCCAATCGCTACTTTTTCAGTAGCATCTTGCGCAGTACGGGAAAGGGTTTGTCGCAAATAAACCCAATCGACATCAGGGCGCAAATCTTCAGCAGTGACAGAACCATTCGACTCGGCTCCAATGCGAAGACTCAAGAGCTCACTCAGACTTTGGCCAATGCTGGAGGCTTTGCGCAAGTAGCCAATAGTAGTTTTACACCGGGAAGCGAAGTCCTTTTGAGCCTCGGGAGTCAGGCTGTTGAGGTAAGTGAGTAGTTTGTCCATGGATCAAACTATACCCCAAGGTACATGCTCAAGCAATACCCATAGGCCATTTACCTATAGGTACGCAGACCATGAAAATAGCTGCATGGCCGAATACACCAATGAACAACAACTTTTAATGCACTTGCGCGACGTGGAATGTCGTGGGAATGCAGCTGAGTTGGCGCGTAAAATTGGCAAAGACCCAACTTATGTGAGTAGACTTTTTTACCCAATCGGAAAAAAGGCCCGGAAAAGCATAGGCCTCGAAATCATGCAATCCTGCACAAAGGCTTTTTCTTTGCCACCGGGATTTTGGGAGCGGCCAGCCAAGCCTGCAGAGGCCTACCCAGTGGGAACCGACACATTCCCAACTCAAAGGCTGGACGTAAATTCTCCAGGCGTTGTCTTGATGCCAAAGCCAAAGCCAAAGCCTGATAAATGGATTCTTCGGGCCAATGAAATACTATCGCAACTAAACGAGGCGCAGCGGGCAGCCTGCGTAGTGAATCTTGAGTTGTACCTGGCTGCAGTCGGACCACCCAAAGACGGCCAAACTCTATCAGTGGCCGGATAAACAGAGGGAGGGCCGTGAGTTATTAAAACAACAAGACCACGCGAAAAATTAAACACATAACGCATCTTGGAAGCACTTACGACGCTATGAAAAACGAAAATAAATTGCAGGGCTACCCAATGTGGTGGAAGTTGAGTTTAGGGGTTGCATTGATCGCTGTGTTAGCAAACTTTTTTGGTCCAAAAAACACAAATCAGACAGAAAAAACCTCAATGAACACAACCTATCCAGAGCCATGGGAAAGGGAGCTATCGGTCGGGATCTCAAAAGCCCTTGCGAAACACAATGTGCGCGGCTGCGGGGAATATGCTTATCGTAAAAGCATTGAGTCCAGAAGTGAATATTTGCTTTTATGCTCACGGACTGGGACAGACTGGGCGGCATATCTTGTATGGCCAACCGTAGGAGAGGTCACCGGCCCCGTGAAATTGCCCAATGACATCAAGCTTCCACACATCAAATAAAACAAGTTTTTAGAAACATGAACCGCCCCCGAGGCGGTTTTTTTACGCCCATCATTTTTTTAGCTCTGAAATAATTTACCTGTGGGTATTGCATTAATAAATACCTTGAGGTATATTTAAGCCATGCCAAACAAAACGGCATCGGCTGACCGCATCGACGCTCACTACCGACTCTTTAACAAAACGCGGATAAATATCGGAGCCCTTTGGATGACCACTGTGCGCAATGACAACCCCACCGGGCCGGTTGACGAAAAGGCCTGAAACATGACTCTCCCTGAACACAGTTGGCAACGGGCCAGCGCAGACGTTACAGAGTCAGCCCACCGTTGCAGCAAAGGACGGTGGCGCCTACCCACTTTGGCGCGGTAACAGTGGGCAAGTTGCCATTCGCAAGAGTGGCAAAACCAGAGCATCGCGGGCGGTGTTGTGGTTTTTTAAAACGGGCAATGCCGGGGGCCTGATCAATCCCGGCAATTCAGAAAGTTCACATGACCGAAACAAACGCCAACAACATCGCAAAACTGTCCGAATACGACTTCGTTATCGTCATCGACACATCCGGCTCCATGGGCGAGCCCGTCAAGAACGGATCGTCAGTCACTCGCTGGAGCGCCGTGCAGGAAGCCGCAATGACCCTGATTCGTGATGTGGAGAAGATTGACTCGGACGGTCTGGGCCTGGTCACATTCAGCGGCAACGACAGCAGCCCAAACATTGCGGCCCACGACGGCGTTACGTCTGACAAGGCGCGCGAGGTCTTCGCCAACATGTCCCCACGCGGCGGCACACCGCTGGCGCAGGCGCTGACAGCGGCCCTTGCCCTGGCTGGCAAGTCGGACAAGAAAGATTTCATTGTCGTGTTCACCGATGGTGTGCCGAACGACAAGACAGCTGCCGCTGACGTGATTCGCAAGGCCTCAAACCTGCAGGAGACGGATGACGCACTGACCATCTTGTTCATCCAGGTCGGCGACGATGCGGGCGCTACGGCCTACCTCAAGTCGCTTGACGATGACCTGAAGGGCTGCAAGTTCGACATCGTGGACGCCAAGACGATTGATCAGGTCGAGGCCTTCGCCACCACGGTCGAATTGATCATTGCCGCCATCGACGATTGATCATGGTCGACTTGATTTTGCTCACATTCGTGGGCACTGTCTTTGCTGGCGGGTTCTGGTGCGGGAAGACATTCCAAACCGTGCCCGCCATGTGGCAGCGATGCAAACAAGCATTTAAGTAACCCCACGGGCTCTATCCGGAGCCCGCTCATAAATGCAGACCGCTACCGATAAGCGCCTTAGCAGGCCGCAGCCGCACCGCTCGATTACGGCGTGTTCAAAAACAGGCGTAGCAGTCCGCATCTATGAGTAACCCCACACAGCACCCCCGAGGTGCTTTTTTTACGCACCAAAGGAGTGAAAACATGAAAAATAGAACCTACCCATTCTTTTTGGCAACAGGCATGGTGGATGTCTTTGCGCCCGGCGATATACGCCCCACCATCACAGTGAAGGCATCTTGCTACATCAGTTTCCACGACGAGAGCCACAGCCTGATGGTGCGCGAAGCCAAGTACCGGCTTGAGCAGGCTGGCGTACCAAAAGAAAAGGTGGATACCTTTTACTTTGAAGGCACCGGCATCACCGAGCTGCACGCACAAGAGCCCAAGGGTGTACGCCGGGTTTATGGCGAACCCGTGGAGGCCTTCATTGACTCCGTGGAATTGAAAAAACGCGATGTACTGATTCGCCAGCGCCGCATCGTGCCATACAGCCACAGTGACATGCTGGAAATTTATGGACCCAAGGAGGCGGCAGCATGACCCGCCATCGCCGCCTGAATATGGCGCTTTCCCTGCTGGGCGCTTTCGTGTTTGCCTTGGTGCTGTCAGCCTCTGGCCTGCTCGACGGCCCCAGCGACCTCGACGCCCTGCAGGCCACCGCCGACAGCAAGCAGGACGCTATCAAATTAGCAGCTACTGACGCACGTACTACGGGCGATAGAGGCCAAAAAGAGCATAAATTACTGGTGGCACAGGTGGTGCCATGAACTTTTGCACCCACCCCACCCACAGCGCCGCCAAGGTGGCGCCGGTTAAACCCCGGCCAGCCGCCGCACCCACCACGCCAGCGCAGGCGGGCAACGTGTGGTTCTTGCCACCCGAGCCTGATGACGGCGATGACATTGGCAGGACAGAGGCGGCGCTGATGTGCTTGTCGCTGGTGTGTCTTTGGCTCATTTCCTCCATTGCCGCGGGCTACTGCTGGGCGCGGTGGCTCGCATGATGCACGCCACCGGAACCCTGCACCTGACCAGCGTGCTGCCGCTGGCCACCACGGCGCTGGACGGCACGTTTGCTCTGACGCTTCGCGCCAATGACCGCATCGACGCGGCGCAGGCCGAGCCCTGGTGCATCACCTGGTTCGGCATGGCGGCTGAATCGTTTTGGCTGGCCAACAAAGGCGACCTGCGCACCGGCCAGGCGATTGAAGTGCAGCTGGAGCGCATGCGCAGTTTTACCACCGGTGGCCGCTACGGCGGCGCCGAGACCCACGCCCAAGCCGTGAGCATCCGGCTGGCCCTCAACAAGCACGACGAACACCAGTGCATTTTGCGGCAGGCGGTGGCGGCGTGAATCTCACTTTTCAAACCCCAATTTACTCATGAAAACACCCACCATCATCGGCCTAAAAGGCTACGCAGGCACTGGCAAAGACACCGTGCGCGCCAATTCTTGAGGAACACGGCTTCAACGGCATGGCGTTTGCCGACCCGATACGCGACATGATTCGTGAAATGCTTGTTAAAAACGGCATCAGCGACGTTTATATGGATGACCGCGACTTCAAAGAAGCCATCATCCCCGAACTTGGCGTAAGTTACCGACACTTGGCACAAACACTTGGCACCGAGTGGGGTCGCAGAAGCCTACGGCCTGACTTTTGGCTGAAGCTGGCCGGGGCCTACATGGCCGACGTGCAGGACACCGCCGAGGTTTACCCGCACAACTTTGTGCTGAGCGATGTGCGCTTTGTCAATGAGGCCGACTGGGTTCGCGCCAAGGGTGGCGTGATCTGGAACATCCAGCGCAGCAACGTTGAGCCAGTGCGGGCGCATGTGAGCGAGTCAGAGATCAACCACATCACCAGCAACCTGACCATTTACAACAACTCCACGCTGGACGAGCTGCGCTACGCGGTTGAGCAGGCACTGAAGGTGTTGCCATGAAGAGCAAATCAACAGCCTACAAAGGCACCGCCCAAGACATTGGGTGCGATGTTTTTATCAACCACGTCATGCCGGTTATTCGGGCCACATCAAAGCACATGCCAGATAGAGAACTCGCAGAACTTTACGCAGGGTTTTTTGCTGGGGCCTGCGGGTCAATGGCCGCCGAATTCGGCAAAGAAGCTGCAAAGATCATGATTGACGCGGTGGCCACTCAGTTCAATGACGTGGTTCAGGAGCTGGGCACGGGGATGATGCAATGAGCGCCAAAGAATCCCCTAGGCTAGTCAACCGCAACCTTAACGCCAGCCGCATCACGCTGCTGGCACGCCGCCCAGGTGGCGTTACGACAAAAGAGATTGACGGACTCCCCACCAGCACCATTGGAAAATTAATGCTGGAGCTATGCGCCGAAAAGCTGATTTATCAGGCCAAAGCACACCACCGTTTTTGCCGCTACTTTGGCACCCCTGCCGAGGCGCAGGAGTGGATGGAAACCCATACCAAGCCAGTAAAAGAACCCATTGTGCGAACCCTTGCGCAGCCGCCGTCCCACGGGGTATGCGGCGCACGCTGGGCGCCAGACGCCACCGTGACTTAGCCAACCCATGCCGACGGCACCCCCGCCTACAAGCTGACCGTGGCGCCACGGCTGCCCACCGGTATTTTTCGCACCAGTACCTTTTCAACCACAGGATGACCATGCAAATCCACATCGCCAACGCCACTTTTCACATCACGCTGCCTATGGGCAATGGCCTGCAACTTGATGCCATTCCCGGCACCCTCGAAGCTTTTGCCGAACGCACAGCGCTGACCCCACCCGCCATGGGCGAGTATTGGCCTGGCCAAGGCGGGCGCTACATCTGCACCCTGCCTGCGCTGCTTGGCATGCCCGAGCGCCACCTGATTGCAGGCGACGGGGAGGCCGAAGATTTGATGTTTGGCCAATGCGTTGACGTGCCCGACGCCAAAAGTCAACTTGATGGCGGCGCCAATACGTATGCCTTGTGCGCCACTGGCGATCATCCCGCCGCCAAATGGGCGCAGGCCTACGCCGCTGACGGCCACACCGACTTCTTCCTGCCTGCCCGTCTTGACATGGTGATGGCACACATCTGCGCCCCTCAACTGTTCAACAAAGCCGGATGGTATTGGACCAGCACGCAGGTCTCCCGCAACGACGCCTTCGTCCAGGACTTCGAGGACGGCATCAGCAACTGGTACTACGAGGGCGGCGAGCACAGGGCCCGTGCCTTCCGCGTGATTCCACTTCACCCCTTGAACGCTTAACCCTTTTACCGGCAACGCCGGTTCGCCATTTTTTTACTCACTTACCGGAGATTTTATGAATCAAAACACCATTACATTGCCCGCCTTCGGGTCTGTCATTACGGGCCAAGGCGGTATTTTTGCCGCGATCTTGCGCGGCCCCATCGTTGACGGCGCGCAGCAAGCACCTTATGCCCTGCTGGTGGCCGATGCCGCTGTTGGCGAAATTGAAGCGGTTACTTGGGGCGAATACAAAGACACCCCGGGCACCAGCAGTCGCACTGACGGGCAAGCCAATACCGATGCCATGGTGCTGGCAGGCTGCCCAGCAGCACTCCAGGTGCGTGAAATCAGCATTGATGGCCACACCGATTTTTACCTGCCAGCACTGGGTGAATTGAACTCAGCCGCGGCCAATGTGCCAGAACTTTTCAGCATAGACGGCTGGTACTGGACCAGCACGCAGTACTCCCGCAACTACGCCTTCGTCCAGGACTTCGAGGGCGGCAACAGCAACTGGGGCAACAAGGACTTCGAGCACAGGGCCCGTGCCTTCCGCCGGATTCCACTTGACCTCTTGAACGCTTAAAACTTTATCTGCACCGCAGGTCCGCGAGATTTTTTGACATGGCCATATACACCGAACTCCCCATTTACAAACACGGCTGCGATCTGCTGTCGCTGGCACTGGACGTGCAAGTCCAATTGCCACGCGTCTTCAAGCGCAGCCTGGGCGAAAAAATCCACACCCAATGCGTGGACATGCTGGAGTCCATGGCCATGGCAAATGCTTCGCGCGGCGATGTCCGGGTTGAGCAGCTTGACAAGCTGTTGCAGCACCTGCGGGCCACCACCGCCATGCTGCGTGTCAGCCATGACAAGCGGCTGATTTCACCCAAGCTTTGGGCGCAATCAGTTGAACTGCTGGGGGCCGTTGGCGCCCAGGCGGGCGGATGGCGTAAGCAGACTTTAAGCAACCTTTCCGCAGCGCCTGCTGCATGACGGTCAAGGCCATCATGCCCGTGCGTTTATTGAATCCGGTCAAGCCGCTGGGCCACAAGCCCACCGCCATGCGCACCACGGAAACCGGCGAGCCACAACAGCTCGATCTATGGTCCGGCGCAGTTACCGGGCTTATCGGCGCAAGCCTTCGGCCCGGCGATGTAGATAGCTTGAAACAACGCAGAACTCCCGCAACAACGCCTTCGTCCAGGACTTCGAGAACGGCAACAGCAACTGGAACAACAAGGACAACGAGCACAGGGCCCGTGCCTTCCGCGGATTCAATCGCCCCTTCGGGGGCACCTTTTTCGATGGCAGACCTGGTGCAAGCCTGGCTGGACTGCCGACGCAACAAACGCCAAAGCGCCAGTGCGCAGGCGTTTGAGGCCCATGCCGAGCAGAACTTGTGCGCACTGCGCGCCGAGCTGCTGGCCAACACCTATACGCCAGGGCGCAGCACCTGTTTTGCGGTCACCCGGCCCAAGCTGCGCGAGGTATGGGCTGCTGACTTCAGAGACCGCATCGTGCACCACCTGCTGTACAACCAGATCAGCCCGCGCTTTTATGCCAGCTTTATCGCCAATTCATGCGCTTGCATCCCCGGCCGGGGCACAAAGTATGCCGCCGAGCGCCTGGAACATGACGTGCGATCCATCACCCAGAACTGGAGCTGCCCGGCGCATTACCTTAAATGTGATCTGGCCAACTTCTTTGTCGCCATCGACAAGCATGTTTTGCGGGCGCAGATTGCCCGCAAGGTGCACGAGGGCTGGTGGCTTGATCTGGCCGACACCATTCTGTTTCACGACCCGCGCACCAATTACGAGTTGTGCGGCAGCGCGGAACTGTTGGCCCAGGTTCCGCCACACAAGAGCCTGTTCAATGCGCCGGCCGATACCGGCCTGCCTATTGGAAATTTGAGCAGCCAGTTTTTTGCCAACATCCACCTGGACGCGCTCGACCAGTTTGCCAAGCACCAGATCAAGGCCCGCCACTATGTGCGTTACGTGGATGATTTCATCTTGCTGCACGAGTCACCCCAGTGGCTGCATGCAGCGCTTAAGCGATTTGAAGCCTGGTTGCCCGAGCGCCTGGGTGCGCACCTGAACCCGACCAAAACGATTCTGCAGCCGGTTGACCGTGGCATCGACTTTGTGGGCCACGTCATCAAGCCATGGCGGCGCACCACGCGCAAACGGACGATGACTGCAGCAATTCAACGGCTTCGCACCATGCCCGCCAAAGACATTTTTACCGCTGGCAACAGCTACCTTGGACTGCTGCGCCAGGCATCCCACAGCCATGTGGACCGGGCGGACCTTGCCAATGTGCTGCTTGATCGTGGGTACACGGTCAAACGAGATTTAACCAAGATTTACAGGAAGAAAACCGCATGCTAACCCCTCAATTCAACCTGCCAATTCATAATGAACTTGTCATTGACCTCTTCGCTGGCGGTGGCGGCGCCAGTACAGGCATCGAACAGGCTATCGGCCGCGCGGTGGACATTGCCATCAACCACGACCCCGAGGCGATCAGCCTGCACCAGGCGAATCACCCACAGACGCGCCACTTTGTCAGCGACGTGTTTGAGGTGGACCCGGTGAAGGTGACAGACGGCCAGCCAGTGGGCATGCTGTGGGCGTCGCCTGACTGCAAGCACTTCAGCAAGGCCAAGGGCGGCAAACCCGTGAGCAAGAAAATTCGCTCGCTGGCATGGGTGGTGGTCAAGTGGGCCAAGGCCGTGCGGCCGCGCATGATCTTTTTAGAGAATGTCGAAGAGTTCCAAACTTGGGGCCCTTTGAATGCAGACAACCTGCCCTGTCCGTTGCGCAAGGGAGACACCTTCAAGCTTTGGAAAAAGTCACTGGAAAAGCTGGGCTACGTGGTCGAGCACCGCGAGTTGCGGGCTTGCGACTACGGCACGCCAACCATCCGCAAGCGCTTGTTTTTGGTGGCGCGGCGCGACGGCATGCCGATTGTTTGGCCAGAGCCAACCCATGCGGCACCCACCACTCTGCCGGTCAAAGCCAAAAAGCTCAAGCCCCGGCGCACGGCCGCTGAATGCATCGACTGGAGCATCCCTGCGCCCAGTATTTTCGAACGCAAGAAGCCTCTGGCCGAGGCAACGTGCCGACGCATAGCCAAAGGCATCATGCGCTACGTAGTGGAGTCACCAAATCCATTCATCGTCAACACAGCGAACAGCAAGACAACCGGAAGAGGGCCCAACGCATGGCCGCTTGAGGAACCACTTCGCACTGTGACAAGTGCACCAGGCTTCGCGCTGGCAGTTCCGACGCTGATCCAAACCGGCTACGGCGAACGCCCGGGCCAGTCGCCACGAGTTCCGGGTCTTGACAAACCCATGGGGACGCTGGTGGGCAGCCAGAAACATGCGCTGGTGTCGGCGTTTTTGGCAAAGCATTACACCGGCGTAGTAGGTTCTGACATGGCTGACCCGGTGGCGACCGTCACCAGTGTTGATCACCACAGCCTGGTGACTGCCAACCTGATCCACATGGGCCACGGCGAAGGCAAGGCCGGTGGCAAGCGCTTCAGCCACGGCATCCGCGATGTGACAGATCCACTGAACACCATCACAGCATCAGGCGCGGCCGCTGGCTTGGTCACGGCACACCTGATCACGATTGACAACCAGAGCAGTCAGGGCGGGCACACCGCTGCCACCGAGCCGCTGAAAACGATCGTGACAGAGAACCGCCATGCCGTAGTGACTAGCAACATGATCAAACTGCGCGGCACCAACGTTGGCAGCGCAACAGATGAGCCACTACACACAATCAGCGCCCAGGGCACGCACCATGCAGAAGTCCGAGCCTTCCTGGTGGCTTATTACGGCGTTGACCAAGAC